AGTGTTGTGCCTGGAGTCAACGAATAATTAGGCATAAATCCAAAAACAGAGAAGCCATATGCCAACCAATCTAGTACGAGTAGAAAACGACGGAACAGCAACAGTTTTAGCAACAAACTTTGACAAATCAAAGTTTGATCCTGCTTTATATGGAAATAACGCATTTTTCGTAGACGCTAGCATATCAACTATTGGTGGAGGAAAACAAACTCCTCCTATCGGATTAGTTTCTTCTCCTTTTTCTTCTGCATCTTTACTGACATCAACAGTAGCGTCCACCATAGGTGTACAAGACTCTTATTTCATAGAGTCTCCGTCGTTAACCGCTGCTACTTCTCAATCTGTTAGTAGTAATATAATTCCACTAGCCGAACAAAAAATAGAAGGCACAGGCTACGGCACATTCACCCCCACCGAGTTGGTGTTCCAGTCCACCATTCAGCCCACAGTCATAAACTACCTGTCTTTAGGTGGTGTTACTGCAACAGACTACAATCCAACCATTGGCACCATTGGAGCAACAGGAACATTTGTTGGTTCACGAGCAGCACAGTTCAAAGGCTCGTATTTGGACACCGACACCGCTGCGGCAGGGCTTTCGCTTCCAGGATTCACATCTGCTTCGTATTTCTTGGTGTCTGGTTGGCTGTATATGGAGTCTGCTCCTACTTCTGCATACGATCCCATCGTGATTACACGCAGCCCAGACGGTGTAAGCGGCAGCACCAGTGACTCGTTCCGTTTAGAATACGACTACTCGTCTTCACGATTCCAGTTCCACTTCTCTACCACCGCAAACACAACTTCAGCAGGTTTTGACCACACCATGAATGTGTCTCCTGTTGGAGTTACTCTAAACCAATGGCATCATTTTGCTGTTGCGTATACTAATGCAGGTAGCAGTGCAGCAGTAAGTTCGTATTGGAACGGCAATCAGGTTCAGAAGTACACAGGTGCCACAGGAACAATCAGAAGCACTCGTTCTTCTGTGTATGTTGGCTGTGGTGGTAGCGGAAAGAAGCCGTTCAAGGGGTGGATAGACGATTTGGTGATTAGTGCAGGCACCACACTTGAAGCACTTCGTGGCTTCCAGCATGGCACAACTGCACCTGTTCCATCAGCACACCAAGACGCAGGGTATTACACTGTTTACTACTTGAGCATGGATGGCCCACTTGGAACCTCGTTGTTCCCGTGTGACACAACCAACAAAGTGTGCAGCAATGTGGCAGCACAAACAGGAAGCCTGTATGTTTACAGAAACATTGGAGTTACAAGTTCACGAATGTGGACACCTGCCTTGAGTGGAGTGTGTGGTGGACACGCACCATACGGTGCGTCTGCTGGATACATTTTTGGTTATCAGAGCGGTGCGTGTTGGATTCCGTCTGCTGTAACAGAAATCGCTTCAGGACTTACTGCTGCCAAACAGTACAGAAAAGACCTTGCAGACTACACCCTGCGGTACTATCTTGGTTTGACCATGTACGGAACAACAGGAGCCAGTGGTGATTTTAAAAACCTGTTTAGCGGCAGCACATATCCGCCTTCGTTTGTGTACACTCCACTAGAGTCCAATCTAAACTACCTGAAGAATATATACGATTCCATAATCGTGGCAGGCAGCACAGCAGATGTTTCTATTGCAGACGCAAACGGAACCTATTACACTTTTGCCACCGCTGCGGCAGTGAATCTATACAAAGATGTATTGGCATATTTTAACAATAGCGTTTCGCAGTTCACCACAATCAACAACACTATTGATTCGCAGTCGTCCTTCACCAATCTGAAACAAATTTATGGGCCAACAGGAGCCGCACTTGTTAGCAAATTGGCTTCTTCTGGCAACGAATCGCTGTTTATCTCGCCAATATCTTCCATAACAAAAACCAATCGTTCTCCAGAAAACTACTGGAATGTAGGTGTAGAACAAAACAAAGTGGAAACCGTTCCGTAATCTATGGCTATATCTCTTATACATTATGGAAACTCAAAAGTGATTCTCAACGGGCGGGAGTACTCGTGGGATGATTTTTTGAAAGTGTGTGGTGACTACTCTGTTCCGTTTGGGTTCCACACACGGGTATACGAGCAGGGCGTGCGGCACTACATTACAGACGGAGACAATACCGTATACCTGAAAAAACAAGACGCTGGCTGTGATCGGTGGTGTGCCCGCGAGCCTGAACTAGCCTTGCTAGTGGAAAGACTAAAGGCTGAAAACGGAGACTAGGCAAAACGCCACGCTCCTAAATACTTGAAAAGGAGACTGCATGGCTCGCCCACACACCCGCCAAGAACTTAAAGACTACTGCCTACGGGCACTCGGACAACCTGTTATTGAAGTCAATGTGGAAGACTCACAGGTTGAAGACCGTATTGACGAAGCCCTAGAGTACTACGCCAACTTCCACCACGACGGTGGGCAGAAGATGTACTACACATACCCACTCACGGCTGAAGACATTGCCCGTAAATGGATTAATACTGATCCTATTGACCCGTCTATTCTGACGATTAATCGTATTTTTCACATGGGTTTCAATATATCTACCCACAATATCTTCAATATTCGCTACCAGTTAGCACTCAATGACTTTTACGGATTGCGTACAGGGCAGACGAATCTGAACTACTATGTGTCTACCATGCAGTACATTGAAATGTTGGAGCAATTGCTTGATCCTGAAAAGCAGATTCGTTTCAACCGTGTAAAGAATCGCCTGTATATTGACGCTACCACCACCGATATGCAGGCAGGAACTTACCTGATGATTGAAGCGTATAGTGCCAACGATCCTGAAACAGCCACTGAAATTTACGATGACATTTGGTTGAAGAAATACTCAACCGCACTCATCAAGCGGCAATGGGGAGCCAATCTGTCTAAGTACGAAGGCATGCCACTTCCAGGAAATGTGACATTCAACGGCACTAAGATTTACGAAGAAGCACAAGAAACCATTGCCAAACTAGAAGAAGAGATTGAGACACGCTACCAATTGCCACCCGACTTCCTGACGGGCTGAATTTTTAAAGAAAATATAGAGCATTTCATATGATAGTATATCTCATAACAAATAAAATAAACAACAAGCGTTATGTTGGAATAACTATCAGAAGCATTCAAGAAAGATTTTTACAACACTCAACCCCAAACACCAAAAACAAATCTGCAATAAATGATGCTATAAAAAAATATGGTAAAGAAAATTTTGATGTGGTGCAATTGGATACTGCTTGTTCTTTAGAAGAACTCAAACAAAAAGAAATATATTGGATAGAGAAACTTGGAACATTTCAATGTGAATATAATCTCACTAAAGGTGGAGATGGAATGTTGGGATACAAATTCAAAGATTCTAGCAAAGAAAAGATAAAAAAATCTTGTATTGAAAGAATGAAAAACGAGAATGTTAGAAAGCATCTATCAGAAAAAACAAAACAGTATTTTCAAAATCATCCAGAACAAAAACTAATAATTAGTAGACAACAAAAAGAAAGAGCAGCGGCAGGAATTTCAAAAGAAACATGTGAAAAGATTTCTAAAGCATTGTTTGGTAAGAAGAAAAATTGGTCATCAGATGGAAAAGCGAGAATAGGAAAAAGCGCATCTGAACGAATGAAAAAATCAAGAACCGAATCCTTTAAACTTAAGATGAAAAAGACAATGACAGAAAAAAATCCAATGAATGATCCAAAAAACAGAGAGTTGGTTCGTTTATCTAAAATAGGAAAGAAAAGGGTTTATCGTGAAGATGGTTCTTTTTATATGTCGCATCCAAATAATTTAGCAGACCATAAATAAAAACCAAGAAATTTAAACATGGCAGTAAACCCGTATTTTCGTAGAAACAATGTAGGCGAGCAGAACCTACTAGAATCACTCACGACCGAAGCCATCAAGATTCACGGTCACGAGATGATATACATTCCACGAGAAACGATCACAGAGGACAAGATTCTTGGAGAAGAGGTATCCAAGTTCAAGGACGCTAACCGTATTGAAATGTACATGGAGAATGCCGAAGGGTTTGATGGCGAAAGCGACATGACTCGGTTTGGTTTGGATATCCGAGAGAATTGTACATTCATTGTATCCAAGAGGCGATTCTTGGAGGTAATGAGTCACAACCAGACTATCCGAGATTTGGGTCGCCCCCGTGAAGGCGACATTATTTACTTTGATTATCCGTATAATCTGTTTGAAATCAAGTATGTGGAACACGATAACCCCTTCTATCCACTTGGTCAGCGATACTCATTCAAATTGTACTGTGAAGCCTTCAAGTACACGCAAGAAGAGATTGATACAGGTGAAAGTGATATGGACGCTGCGGTGGCTGCTGTGGCGACTTATAAAAAACTGTTCAAGGTTAGTAGTTCAGCAGAGGCATTCACGGTTGGTGAAGAAATTTATGCTGGTAATTCTGCAAACCCACATGCAGTTGGCAGAGTAGACAAGGTTGAGGATACCGCAGACAATAACTATTACATTACCGTAAATGTGACCAAAGGTAATTTTGAAGTAGGCGATACCGTTGTTGGCAGAACCAGTAATGCGTCTACTGCTATTACAGAGATCACCAATACAAATATCCACACAACTAACGCAAACATTCAAGACAACGAGGCACTTGATCTTGAAGCGAACCGCGACAACATCTTTGATTTCACCGAGAAAGATCCGTTCTCCGAAGGGCTGTACTGATGTTCACGCAGTTCTATAACCAATCCATCAGGCGAATGGTGGTTGCATTTGGTGCCTTATTCAACCAAATCAAGATTTCTCGTGCCACAAGTAGTGGAACAGAATACATTGAAGTTCCGCTTGCGTATGCCCCCAAAGAAAAGTACAAGGTGCGTCTAGCAGGCGATCCGTATCTACAGAATCCCATGCAGATTACACTGCCACGCATGGCATTTGAAATTACAGGATTTGCATACGATCCTGCTCGTAAGCGAAACAGCATGCAGCGAAATGTGGTTCGTGATACACAAACATCGTCTATGAAGTATACCTTTGCAGAGGTGCCGTACAACATTGACTTTGGGCTGTATGTGTACACCCGAAACATGGACGACGGGCTGCAAATTGTTGAACAAATACTACCGTATTTTGCTCCTGAATTTGTGGCTACTGTGAACTTTGACGATGTGAATACAAAGGTAGATGTACCCATCTATCTAAACTCTGTGAGTTCTGAAGAAGACTACGAAGGCGATTTCCAGTCTCGTCGTAGTATTATTTTCACCCTGAACTTCACCATGAAGTCGTACATCTTTGGTAATGTTCGGAGTTACAAGGAAATTCGCAAGACCGATGCCAAGATTTACGATTTCAACTATTTCCCAAGTTTCACCGCAGGCAACACTCTGGCAGGAGTTACAGGGTTGGCAACCAAGATATTTACAGGTATCACGGGTCCAAGTGGTGCAAGTTCCAGCAAGTATAACTACACCCCGTACACCAAGATTTACGAGTATCAGAGCGGTTCTACTCTTGCACAGGGCGTAACAGTTGAGTGGTTTGGAAACATGGGGATCACAGCACCGCCGTATCCTAGTTGATT